TCTTAAAGTTTCTACATTAAATAAAGATATACTTTCTCTTAATGCATTTGCTGTTAATGGATACTCTAATACATCAGCTATTTTTTTAGAAATATTTTCACAAACTCTTAAAGTTAAAAATAAACTTGCATTGTTAACATGTTTAGTTGCAATATTAGATTGCTCTGCTGCTATTTTTTGTAATCCAACTAGAGTATCTCTATCAGGTAAAGTACCATCTCTCGCTTCATTTAATCCGGTCACATCTCTTATCATTTGAACATAATAATTATAAGTCTGGATTAACGCTTGAATCTTAGCTTGTCCTGCTGAAGAGGTTAATTCTTGAACAGGAATTTTTCCTCTATTTAATTCTCCATCTTGAGTTAATGATCTACCTACAACAGAACCAGTTTGGAAATACATATTCAATGCTTCAGCTGGATTATAGTTCGTGCCATTACCTAAGTCAACTTCAGCTAAACCATCCATATCTAAGAATACTCCATCTGGAACCATTCTAGATAATACTTGTTGAAGTTTTAAATGAGTTAACTGTATCATATCAGCAAAACCAGTAATTCTACTCACAATAGATTCAATTCTACCTTTATACATACGAGGTGCACAAATAGCATAATTCATTTCCACTTTAGTAGTATCCGCCATAGGTCTTGACATGTTCTCTGCTAATCCCCAATCAATCATTGTATCTGTTCCTAATACTTTAACTCCAGTATATAAAACCTCAATACTTCTTCCTACTCTTTCAAACATATCATTAGCTGGAGGATTAAAAGTATCAGGTTTTTCTAATGCTTTTTCTAAACCATTCTCAGTTTTCTTTATTTTAAAAACTTGATTTCTATAAGTTTTATATTCAAAATATAATATCTGTACAGTGTTTTGATCATAATCTCCATATCCATAAAGATAATTTCTATTACCTTTAGTTGCTTGGATTTTTTCTAATTCTGGTTCTGGAATACCGGGAAATTGTTTCTTTAATTCTGGGATAGTAAGAGATTTTACTTCTCCCACATAATATACATCTTCAAAATTTGGATCTTCTGTATAAGAATATATCATTCTTGCTGGGTCAACATAGTCTATAGTAATACCATTAGAAGTATTAAAATTAGTTTTAACTGCGCCAATTCCACAAGTAACTAAATCATAATTAATTCTTCTCTTAGTTAATTCCCATTTATTCTGATCCAAAACTTGATTAATCGCTTCTTCCTCTGCTATTTCAACTCCTTGCTTATAACTTAATTGCATATGAAGTTCTAATTCTTCAGCTGTTTGAGGAAGATTATCTTCTGGAATACTGGTTTGAGATAAATTTACTCCTAATTTTCCTTGAGCTTGTTTAATTATATCTCTTGCAAACATATCAGTAGCAATAGCTTGGGCGTAATCAGTTCTTTTGTTTAAAGATTGAGGATCTTGAGCAAAAGCTGATATATCGTAATCTTTATTAGAAATTCCATTTACTAAAATATCCACAAACTTAGAAATAATAGGTACTGGTTTCCAATCTAAATTAAGATAAGATAAATCACCATTAATAGATAGTTCATCTTTATATTTTTGTATAGATTGCTCTCCACGCGCATATAATCTTAAGTAATTATAATTATTCCACGTAGTCAAATACCTATTACCATTAGTTCTACCTTGAGAAAACCATTCTTGTTCGATAGCACGAGCAACTTCTGCTCCATACTCCCAACTATCTTTCTCTTGATCACTAACTACTTGGCTAGGAAAAATGCTATTAGTATTATAATTTACTTTCATTTATTGTATAATTTTTGATACTGTTCCACTATTATCGAATTTTTTTATTCCTAAATCAATATCTTGTAATATAAGTTTAGGTACAGGACGATACTTGTTTTTATTACAAGCCATAATAGCTAATCCTGAACTAATAGAGGCATCATGTGTTGTTCTATTATTAATATTAAATTTGGCCCAATCTTCTAAGGTTCTTTGATGATACATATCACCATACGTACTATCTTCTTTTAACCCTATATAATCTTCAATATAACTTTCTATTGCAGCGGCATGTGCTTGTTTAATATCTTCACTTGAATTAGGTATTCCACCTATTTCTCTTTCAGTAACTGATAATTTATTATAAATTTTATCAGGTCTATTCATCGCAAAACCTCTATATCCTCTTCTTTTAAAGTGATATAGAAGTCTAGGTTTGTTATTTTCTGCTAGTATAGGCATTCCATAAAATATACAAGCCATTAATACATCTTCAAAAAACATCTCTGCTGTTTGTGGTCTAGCAATGTATTCTAAGAAGAAATGATTAGGTGGCATATCTTCCATGCTAAACTTTGTTAATCCATGTAAAGATCCATTAGATCCTCTTCCATCAACTGTCCCAGAAATATCATAACTATCACAGCCAAAAGCACCTAAATTTTCATTACCTGGATATTTTTTTCCTAATTTTTTTATTACATTATTTTGTAATCTTTGAGGTGGAACCCAAGAAACAAAGAATCTGCCACTTTTATTTGGTACAAATATTACTTCTGTATCTTTTATTCCTCCTGTCCATTGGAACGAACCTTGAGTAATAACGTGACTATGTTTAATATCAGCATTCCAATCAATTTGTTGATATATTTTAGTTAAATTAAATAAAGAGTTTTTCGATTCATCTCTAAAAGCATGTTTAGTAGTTCTTGGAAACTGTCTATAAAATTCGTTTAAAGCATCTTGATCATCACTTAAACCATCTACTTCATTTTTCCAATAATCTAAAACTCCAATTCTAATTTTTTGTCCATGGGGATCTTCATCTGGACTTTTGGGTGTTTCGAATACAGGTATGCCATAAGCATTAATGTATCCTTCGTAGTTCCATTCCATAGGTATGAACAAACTATATAATCCTGAGCGAGTCTGTCCGTTGGCGTTTCTTTTTGTAACATCTGAGCTTTCATATAATTTTTTAAAATTATTACCACCTTTATCTAACGCGTTTGAAGTACTTCCCATCATGCATTTACCAATAATTCTAGACCCTAATCGTAAACAAGTTTTAGTAACCCTCCAATTATTTAAAATATTGTTAGGTCTCTCCCATTTACCACTTTCATCATGAACTAGTAATTTTAATTTTTCACCATCATAACTATTATCTCCGGTATTTTTCCAGTCTATAGTAGTATCTAATCCCTGTAATTCAGCGGCTACTTCGCCTGTTATAATCTTTCTTCTAGTAAATTTAGAAGCTGGTACTCTATAAGCTAATTCTGTTTTAGGTCGATCCATACCATCTTGAATCGGTTTAAAAAAGAAGGGGTAATTTACTGATATAGGTACAACCTTGTCAGTAAACATAGTTTTAGCATCTGGTCCAGTTTTAGATAATATTCCATATCGTGAATCACTTGAGATTGTAGCTAGATTAACAACCTCACCTGAGGCCATAAAAGAAAATCCAGAACGTCTATTTTTTAAATAACACATTCCATAACACCTATCATCTGCCTTACATGCTTCCCAAAATATAAAGAATAATCTATTAGCTTCTCTAAAATCTGGTGGTCCAACATCAATCTTACTCCATTGTAGGTACATATAATGAGTACCTGTTAAGTAAATAGGTTTACTTTGATTATAAAACCAAAAACCTTCTTCACGTTTAATAAACTCCGCATCAATAAAATCGTACCATTTTTCTTTAAAATCTTCAGGATATTTATCCCATTCAAATACGCTTTTAATTTTACTTAAAACTTTAGGTAATGGAGTTCTCGTCCATCTTCCTGTTTCAAATTTTTTTATTTCTTTAGGCATTTTAGGGAGTGCTATTTTTAAACCTTGTATTTCATATACATCTCCAATCATTCCAGATTTACTGATTACTACGAAATCGTGTTCCTCGTTATAACCATACTCCCATTTTTTATACCTATTATTTCTTTTAAGAACCTTAGTCTTAACATGGTCAGGTAAAATTTTATATAATTCTTGCTTATACATTATTTAGACCTCCCTTCTGCAAACCCTTTAAAAGATTTTTCTTTTTTTTCTTCTACTTTAGGTTTATCTTCTAATAGATTCTTTTCTTCTTCTATTCTATTTAATATTTCAAAAGCATCAAATATAGCTAATTTTTTAGTAGCTGCAGCATTTTTTAATCTATCTGCGGAAATGTCAGGTCCAAAATCTATAATTGGTTCTTTAGCAACTTTAATTAACTCTTTAACTGCTACACGCCCAGCTTGGATTATATTCTTCTTCGTTTCCTTTGTGTTCATACTTTATAATAATATCATTTGATTTCATACAATATAATCGTTCCTCATCAATATAAAACTCCCATTCTCTTAAGGGTTTAAACCCTACCTTGTCTCCTGGGTTGATTTTAAGTGCTTCTAAACGATCGTTACCTATTTTTAGTATACCAGTACAATAAACTTCTTTATCTTTAGTTAGAGAGTTTTCATTTTTAATAGGTTTTATAAAACATCTATCTTCAAATGATATCCATTTATCTTTTCTTTTATAAAGATATACCTGATCTAAAGAAGCAAAATAGAGATTATCTTTAAAACAACTTCTACTATTTTTAGCATTCCCTCTTATATCATAAAATCTTCTAAATATATTATGATGAACAGCTACTATATCACCTACTTTTATAGGTGTTTTAATATTTAATGGAACCTCTACTACAGTTGCAAATTTATTTATAAATTTCCAAGTTTCAATTTTATTGTTTAAAATTAACTCGGCATCACCAATTTGTTTTTTATTATTATATCTTTCTCCTAAAGGTTTAATAATAAAATCATATAAACTTTTCATTAGTATTCTAAATCATATTCAATAGATATTGCCATGTGAGAATTAAATTTCTTCCAAGGCAATACCTCATTGTTTTTCTTTATATGAATATTGTAAGATCTATCTTCTTCATTATATAATATATGAGATATTTCATGCCCTCCGTAAACTTGTTGTCCTACAGAATAATGCATGGCGTCATTTTTATAATCAGCACCTATACTGATCTTACGTATTACATTATTCATTTTATTTTTCCTCTTCTACTTCGTCTTCTATTACCGTGTAAGACCCATCTTTTAAATCAATATTAATAGAACCATATTTATCTTCTAATTCTTTTTTAAATTTTTCTTGATCTTGATTTAATCCTGCCACTTGGTGTAATACCGCATGTTTTTCAGTTTCTAATATTCCAATATTACTTAGTGCTTGATTTAATGCGTTCTGTACATTATAAATATTAGTTAGTTCTTCTTCTGTAATTTTTTTAGTTTCTTCTTTCATTTTATTTAATTTAATTTTTAGTTATTTTATATTTCTCGAAGCGATATATTTCAGTACCATATCCTTCAAATTTAGCATACATAGTTGTTCCTTGTAAACTATAAGTTATTATATCCTCATAATTCACATGAGGTTTAAATGATAAACGTGTTTTTATAAATTTTGGAGTAATTTCAATTATAGCTTGTCGCTTAAAATGACCTTCTTTTAAATTGAGACTAAAAATTGTCCAATTTTCTTCTCCATAATAATGAGCTTCTTTATCATATAGGATAACTACATGAGTTTTCTGTTCAAAGTTTTTAGTACTAGAATATATCCCTGGAAGATTTTCTTCTAATGTTTGACTTTGTATAACTATAGTAATAAGCATAGTTATACTTAAAAGTATTTTTTTCATTTTATTTAATTTAATTTAATTATACTTAAATATAATCACTTATTTTTAAGCATTTTTACTTTTTAAACATACTTGTCGCCTTTTCTGTCGTGCGTCCACCGAAATAGGCTAAGACGACAGCCATCATGACCTTCTCGAAAGTATCATTCCATGTACTATTTATATGAAATGGTATGCTTTCTACACTATCAAGTATACCTGCAAAAGAAAATACAACAATACACCATACTAAAACTAATGGACGTACGTTTTTAGACATCCATGAATCAGACATAGAATCTGCCTTCCATCTTGAAGTAATGGACTCTATTTCTTTATTCTGTTGTTCGTATATTAATTGTTGTAATTTAATTTTATCATCTAAAGAAACATCAGATTTAGTAATTGCTGCTATAGCGTCTTTAGGTGATGTAACTCCTTGTAATATATTCCCTAATGTAGGATTAATAACAGAAGCTGCACCAAATAACAACTGCCCAACGGTAGTATCTTTAAACTTCTTTTTTGACATATATTTAGAGTTTGCCACTATACGTGTTGCTTCTTAAAGCGCCTAAATATTCCTCTGCTTGCGCTGTAGTCATTTTACCGTCATTTACCATCTTAGTCATTATATCTACTGGATTATCTACATTTGCACTCAAAGCATTACCCAATGTATTTGTCATACCGCTAGTATTACCTCTAAATTTAGAAGAACTAAGTGCGTTTTTAAACATGTTGGTGTCTAAGTCATAAGTGTCAGGACCAGAAGATCCGTATTGACCTCCTGCTAACATCGATGGGTATTGAGTTTTAAATTGATCACTAAATCCAAAACTTGTACCAGGTCTAGCCGCTGATCTATCCCAACTAAATAGTTCTTCAGGACTCATTGTGTTTCTATTAACATAAGTACTAAAAGCGTCTCTCACATTAGCTCTGTTTGTAATTCCTCTTGGTAAAGAGTTAAAGTT